TAATGGTTTTTGAAGAAAGTGTGTGGCACAGTTTGATAAAGTGTCATACCTTTTTTGAATTTTTTGGGTTCCATACCACCAACATTGAATGAAGAGTGCATTTTAGTATCATTCATCCACAATTCATCACGACAAATTGCTGTAATACCCCATAAAACTACGCTTTCTTCATCTTCTGAGAAAAATTCTGTGGCACGACGAAATTGTGACCTATTAGAGGATCCTCCACGAGAGAGATTAATGTTCTCCAGTTTATATTCTTCACTAAGAAGGTTCCTCCAAGAGTTCTTTTGATCTCGGATACTAAAGTATTTGTCATATTCTTCTGCTGAATCAGGATTATCTGAGTCATATTTAGACCCAGTGCCATATACCCAACTACAACCCAGTGTTACTAGCTTCATACTTGGGACAACTCATCATAATTTTGAATGATCTTTGATATTTGTCTTTGAATAACTTACGAAACATGATGAAAGTCATCGAAGACACTTGCTGGAACTCTATTTTTTCCATGATTTAGGTAGAAACCCAAAGGTTTCCTTGAAACTCATGTAGTATGTATTCATATAAAGGAGTGCCACGTTGTAATCTTCCTCAGTTAGGTCTTCTAAGTCCGATGTCCACTGGTCTTTTAGGAATTCGTAGTGTGGTGGGTTACTTCCCATGTCAGGAACGTAACAATTTTCATGAATTTTTGTAATTTTATGCGACAAAAAGTTACTAAGTGCTTCGAGCTGTTGCTTTTCTTTGGTTTTATCCCAAAAATCCTCCATTATAATACCATAACAGTTATTTTCACCAAAAACAGAGGTGAACTTAGACCATGTTTCGCTATAGTAGCATAACTCTGACGGTGAATCCTGCTGTAAAAGGTAAAAAAACAACTTTTTGTGTTGTCTTTTGTTACGATAGCGTTTTGAGATGAAATTCATCTTGTAAAACTCGTCTTCATTGATCAAACTACTGTTACAAAGACTCCCAACCTCTGAAAAGTACCTTCTGATAGGGTCTCTAAACTGAAATGTCACCTTTACATCAAAATGTTCTTGTAAAATCGGTGCTATCCCTTGCCAGAACTGAATTGGAAGGTCAAAATTACAATTTGAGAAGTCACAAACTGCTGCATAGTCATTTTTTACAACTTCCCAAAGGTTTTTGTAGTATTCAATGTAGTTGTAAATGCTTGGAGGTGCTTTTGTGTAGATGTCTAGGTCAGTCTGGACGGAATATCGATTATTATATGATAGAGTGTTACCCCAAGGGTGCTCAGAAGGTCGATTTGAGGTTAGTCCTTTGAAATTATAGATTTCTTCGTAAAGTTTTTCAAATCTTGGATAATTATACAGTCTCTTCAGATACCAGTTCTCTTTCTTATGTCCCATATGGGCATATTTGTTATCTAACGTCAAAGTATAGTGAAAAGGAGTGGTCGCTGCCCAACCTACGCCAGGATTCAGTAATAGTGTTGGTTTAGACATATATAATGTATAGAATCAGGAAGGTAAATGTCTTACGACGTATACTTAGACAAAGAGGTTGTCTTTTCTGTCTTGACTAAGAAGCAAGCAGAGGAAAAAAAAGATCAAATGCAAAAAATGATCATGGCAGGGATCCAAACGGACTACACAACTGAACAAGTGACGATCAAGTATCATTCCTAATGAAACCCACCCTATTTTTGAATGTTGGCACCGGATGGTCGGGTACAACACCACTTTATTATACACTGGGTTGGTACAATAAGTATTGTCATTGCGGACATCGTAAAGAAAAGGGATATTTGTGGTTGATGGACTTGGCAGAGACCAAGAATACGTTTGAGAGGGTAAAATTCTACAAATCCTTCTTTGGACCGTCTAAAGAATCATCTACAAACAGAAAACCGCGAATATTTACGCATGACTCAGATTATGTATACGGAAATTGGTCACAGGAAGAGATAAACTACTATTGGAGTGCACCATACACGATTGAGAAGTATATAAAGTATTATTATAAGCATTGGGACTATATTAAGAACGATTATAAGGCAGTTGGCGATTTTTCCAATCCTAACGGATTTTGCTCTCCAGAATTTTTGATAAAATACGCTCCATACCTAAAAAAGATGTTTGACGTGAAAATTCACATGGTTTTCCGTGATCCATTACGCAGATTGTGGTCAGTACGTCAAAAACAGAATCCAAAAGACCCAGTTCGGCAATTTAAGAAAATGGGAGTGGATTTTGGGTATGTACAAATGTTTATAAAGTTCGCAGACGCATTTGGACTCGATAATACGCACATGACAGTTATGGAGGACTTTTGGAATGGCGAAACTAAGAAATTATCGGAATTTATCGATTTTGAAATTAAGGAAGTGCACAAAAACGCATATGTTCCCGATTTAGGTCCTAATGCTCCTAGAATCCAGTATTTGGACGATCAGTGGGAGTCTGATGTCATGGCAATGCCCAAATCCATAAAAGAGTACGGAGAAGAAATGTTAAAACCCGTTTATATCCATTTCAAGAATTATTTTGGTTATATACCCGAAAGATGGGATTATACATAGAGTATTCAGGTATATTATGTGGAATCCAATTAACGAAATCCTTTGGTGGTACAAACTAAGGAAATTGCGTGAAGAAGACCCCTTCATCTATGAAGAAGACGATGAAGACGGATTAGGTAGTGAGGAAGAAGGTGAATGATCGGTTTCTCCGAAGGTTTTCATGATAGTGCTGTTGCGTGTGTTCGTGACGGTTATATTGTCTTTGCAACCCACGGAGAACGCATTTCTAGGCAGAAGCACGATAAAAGGTTACCATTAGAAGCAGCAGCGATTGCACAAGCGTCAAATTTGACTGATAACGTAATATCGTTTTATGAAAGACCGCTAAAGAAGAAAATACGTCAATATTTCGCAGGACAGAAGGCATGGCGTCAACCTAGAGACTTATGCATGAAACCAACGCATTATTGCGAACATCACATGTCTCATGCAGCAGCAGCGTTCCAAACAAGCGTATTTGAAGAAGCAGCGTGTGTTGTAGTCGATAGTATTGGAGAATTTGACTGTAGTTCGATATGGACTGCAAAAATGGTAAATGGGAAGGCGGAATATAAGAAAGTCTGGAATATGGAGTATCCTAAGTCAATAGGACTGTGGTACTCCGCATTGACGAAATGGGCAGGTCTAAAACCGCTAGATGAAGAATATATCTTTATGGGGATGGCAGCATACGGAAAACCAACGCATGTTGACGAAGTTCACGCATTATTGGATAAAAACAACCATAGAGGTATAAAAGACCTTCATGGTGCTCCGCATGACATCGCTAAGAGTGCAGAAGTGATATTAGAGTACGAATTGATGAATATCTTCAATATTGCCAAAACATACTCTAATAACATCTGTTATGGCGGTGGAGTCGCTTTGAACTGCGTTATAAACACCAAACTAAGGGAAATGTGCAATTTATGGATTATGCCGAATCCTGGCGATGCGGGAGGTGCTTTAGGAGCAGCATTGATACCATATGGTAAAAAAGTGCAATTTACTCCATATTTGGGTTATAATATAAAAAGACCGATAGATCCGAACGAAATTGTCGCAAAACTCTTATCAGAAGGAATCGTGGGTGTTGCAAGTGGTCGTGCTGAGTTTGGTCCTCGCGCTCTCGGTAATCGAAGTTTATTGGCGGATCCACGCAAAATCTCAACAAAATCACACGTAAACTCAATAAAGAGACGTCAGAAGTTTAGACCATTCGCTCCTGCGATATTAGAGGAGTATGCTAACGATTACTTTGAAATGCCATCACATTCGAGATATATGCAATATGTTTACCAATGTAAGCGTCCACATGACATCCCTGCGGTTCTACACGTCGATAATACCGCTAGGGTACAAACGGTGCCAGAAACATCGGAATCCATCCTCAGGGAGATTCTAGAGGTGTGGTACGAACATACAGGTTGTCCTGTTCTATTGAATACATCATTGAACGTAAGGGGTAAACCTATGGTAAATGACATATGTGATGCTTTGAACTTCTCCGCAAAGTACCATATTGACGTATACTAAATAACGCAGTACAATGAAATGAAAAGCATTTTGTAATGGCAAAAGGATTTAAAGTGGTAACCACACCACCAGAAAAAGGTGGTAAAGGCGCGGACGACGGTGAGTTCACTATTGACAAAGCGCGAGAACTTGTAAAAGGTAAGACATTCATCTTCTGTTTGCCAGGTAGAACTGTATCTTACATATTCCTCAAGAACTTCGTACAGTTAGCATTTGAGATTGTACAGAAGGGCGGTACTCTACAAATATCGCAAGACTACTCATCTATGGTCAACTTTGCCAGATGTAAGTGTCTAGGAGCAAATGTTCTCAGAGGTCCTGATCAGTTACCATGGGATGGTAAGTTGAAGTATGATTATCAGTTATGGATCGACAGCGACATCGTATTTGGTCTAGAGCAGTTCTATAGAGTACTATGGATGCAAAAGGACATAGCAGGTGGTTGGTACGTCACAGAGGACGGAAACACCACATCCTGTGCACATTGGTTAGAAGAGGAAGACTTCAAAGCAAATGGTGGAGTTATGAATCATGAGATGCTAGATGGCATTCAAAAGCGTAGGAAACCATTCACATGTGACTATTCTGGATTTGGTTGGTTACTTATAAAGCATGGTGTATTTGAACATGAAAAAATGAAGTATCCATGGTTTGCACCACAGATGCAAGTCTTTGAATCAGGTGAAGTACAAGACATGTGTGGAGAAGATGTATCCTTCTGTTTAGATGTACAAAAAGCAGGATATGAAATATGGATAGATCCTAAGTGCAGAGTTGGTCATGAGAAAACTAGAATAATCTAATTTTATAGATAGCGATGAAGTGCAATAATAGTGTAGAAATGGTCGACCATTACAATATATTCGTAGAAGGTGTATTGACTCACGAAAACATAACAGAAGAAGAGATGGAAGAGGTAACGCAAGATTTGGCAGATAGTTTTTATAGTGAAGGTTGGCCACATCCTAAGGACGTACATGTAGAGTATCTCGGAACCGACGACGACTAAATAGATAAATACACCGAGAACTCCTTCTATAACGGAATAGTGGCTCTTCAGAGAACTTCACAACCATTCAAAGATATATCATTATCGATGAGACGTCATCCGATGACTAATGATATTATATTGCTAAAAAATGAGGACGCGATCAAACGTTCTGTACAGAACCTTGTGCGTACGAAATTGGGTGAAAGGTTCTTTGATTCTACGATAGGGACTAGAATAACTGGTGCTTTGTTTGAATTAGCAAATGATGATTATATTGAACCCATTCAGACAGAGATAGAGATGGTCGTAAAAAATTACGAACCAAGAGTGAACCTGAGAGATGTAAACGTAAGATCTTACCCAGACAATAATTCACTCGAAGTCTCCATCGATTATGACATCATAGGACTTGCTGCTCCCTCCCAATCAATCAAATTCGTTCTTGAACCGACTAGGCTATAATGGCATTACAGCAATTTACAAACTTGAATTTTGACGATATAAAAGCGTCAATTAAGAGTTATCTTAGAGCAAATAGTAATTTCTCAGATATGGACTTCGAGGGTTCTAACCTCTCCATACTGATAAACATCTTAGCGTATAACTCATATAGTACAGCATACAATACAAACATGGCAGTCAATGAGACATTCATTGACAGTGCTACATTGCGTGAAAACGTAGTTTCCCTAGCAAGGAACATTGGATATGTACCACGCTCTAGAAGGGCAGCAAGGGCAACTGTGGACATGTCATTTGCAGGTATTACATCCACTACAAAACAGATTACTATACAACCAGGTGTAATTGCTAACGGAGTTGTATCTAACGTAAACTATATTTTCTCATTACCAGAAGAAGTAACAT